TTTTGTAACCATGTGAACGGTCAAAAGTAGACCTAGGTATCTCAGCCTTAGGTACGCGGCTGAATTGATGCGTCATTACAGAAGGTTTACCATGTTTTTTTGCGCCAAGCATTGTTACACCTCCGTTTTGAATTGAACAGCAAGGCCAAGATTTAAGGCTTGAGCATGAGGAGCGATAACACCAGAGTTATCATCAAAAGAGCCGAGCTCGTAAAGAGTATAATCCTCAGGGAATTTGTTGATATCAGAAGTGGGATCAGTACTAGCCCTGCTGAAATCACGAAGAGCAGTAAACTGATTAACAGAAGTGAAAGGAGTAGAGAATATTCGTGATTTAGAGTCGAAAACAGAGTAGAGAAATTTTTGCATGTCATAGAGTCCTTTGCAGTTGTTTTATTTTTGAGAGCTTACATATCTCTCTATCATTTAATCGTTGAGGTGTTGAATCTGGATCATTTTTACGAGCTAGTTTTCGTTTTTGTTTTATTTTATTACAAGCTTTTTCATCCTGGACTTGAAGTTTGTCCAGGTAGAAGCGTGGAACAGGATGCTTTTTTCCCTGGTGTACCAGATAGTCAGAAGGGAAAGCATCTTTTTGATATTTAGCGAACCAGGAAGAGCCGAGCCCCGGGTTCCTGGACATGAGGGCGAATTCGGGTTGAACCTGGATAAGTTCGCCGTCTGGCGTAAGCCTTGTATAATTTTCGTGTTGTCCAGCATTAGCGCCATTTTGTTTCTTCATTACATAGCGCGCCGTGTAGGCCGCCGTCTGATAAGAGAATTCGGAGAGCAAGGCATGACCCTTGCCCCAGAGATCGGAGAGTGTTTTAGACGTGTACAGGATGTGGTCTTGTTTGGTGATTGAATGTTTTTTGCGATCAGAGGCAAAGTTGATGCCGAAGAGGATCGCGTGGTAGTGAGGACGTTTTGATTGGTCACCATATTCACCACAAGCGAAATAACGGAAAATGTGTCCAGCATTTCGCACCCGTTTGAAGAAGTTTTGCAGATGTATTTTGTGCAGGCCGAGATCGGCCGGCAAGTGTTCCAGATCGTAGGTTAAAGTTATGAAGCATGATGAGTCATGCATACGTGATTCGTGGACACAACGTATAGCCCACATCCGAGATCGGTCGATACGACAACCGATACATTGACCACAAGGAACCTGCATTGGCTTATCAGCAAAGCCATGAGAACGGTTGAAAACGATTTTCCGTTTACCGTTATCAGTTAATGACCTTGATTGATAGCCGGTCAATGGAGAGTAACAGGGCATAGGTCACAGACGGATTCCACCGCGCATTGGAGCGCCTTGAACATTCTTTTTGTGAGTTAATACAGCACCATTTTTAAAGACTTTTTGGCTATGCCTTTTTGACATTTTTTGTCTTTTCATTTGGTTTTCCCTCCATACCTTCTACCCGCTTATGCGGCGTGGTAAACGTCACGACTATTTCACCTCTGCACTTCCTTGGCCACAAAAGGGTGATGCTGTTTCTATCCCTCTTGGTGGTACTGCTCCTGTACGATCTGCCGGCGATGGTTTTCCTATGTTTACCTCTAATCGAATGGATGCCGGCCCTTTTTGGCATTCCTATACTTCTTCTGATCCTGTCGATACTCCTAAAAACGTTTACATGAAAAATACTGATACCGGCCAAGCTGATGCTGAATCTGTCATTGCCTGGAATAATCCTAAGCTCGAGGCAGATCTCTCTTCCGCTACTGCGGCAACAATAAATTCACTTCGTCAAGCTTTCCAAATTCAAAAGATATTCGAAAGGGATGCCCGTGGCGGAACTCGTTATACTGAGCTTGTCAAATCTCATTTTGGCGTTACTTCTCCTGACGCACGGCTCCAGCGCCCCGAATACCTCGGCGGCGGGAGTACACCAATCAATATCTCTCCAATTCCTCAAACCTCCCCAACTGGAACTTACGCCGACACTCCCCAGGGTAACCTCGCCGCGATCGGCGTCGCTAACCTGCATAACCACGGCTTCACCAGCTCCTTTACAGAGCATTGTCTCATCATCGGACTTGTGTCCGTAAGGGCTGACCTTACCTATCAACAAGGCCTTAATAGGATGTGGTCGCGTAAAACGCGCTTCGACTTCTACTGGCCTGCACTATCGCATATTGGCGAGCAAGCTGTTCTCCAGAAGGAAATCTTCGCCGATGGTATCCCTGCAAATGACGATAAAGTCTTTGGGTATCAAGAGAGGTACGCGGAGTACCGCTATAAACCTTCTCAAATAACCGGCGAATTCCGTTCATCATTCGCTCAATCTCTGGACGCATGGCATCTATCTCAAGATTTTGCAACTGCTCCTGTCCTGGACGATTCCTTTATTCAAGAAAACCCGCCGATCGATAGAGTAATCGCCGTTGACACGGAGCCCCATTTCCTATTTGACTCTTACATCAATCTTAAATGCGCTCGGCCAATGCCGGTCTACGGTGTGCCTGGGCTCATCGATCACTTTTAGGGGGCTATATGGCTGAGCCAATATCTACAGGTGCTATGCTTGGTATGGCCGGAATTTCCGGCCTATCATCCTTGGCCGGTGGTCTCCTGGGCAATGCTTCTGCAAAACGTGAAGCGGCTAGGAATCGTAATTTCCAGCTAATGATGTCTTCGACCGCTCATCAACGCGAAGTAAAAGACCTTCGTGCGGCCGGCCTTAATCCTATTCTTTCTGCTACTGGCGGTCCTGGTGCATCAACCGGATCTGGCTCGACTGCACAACAAGATGATGTTATTACACCGGCTGTGTCTTCTGCTATTTCTCTTATTCGCACCATGGCTGAAGCTACTAAACTCCAGGCTGAAGCATTGACCGAAGCAAATAGGCCTCAATATGTCGCTGAAGAAACTGAACGCGCTACTTCTGCCGCTCAACTTAATCGTGACATGTCTCAAACCGAAATTTCTAAACAGGAACAGATTGAAGCTGATATAGCTTTAAAACAAATTGAAACTGTTCGATCTGCGGCTCAAACTGCTCTCGCAAATTCTCAAAAACTATCTGAAGATACAAAACGTAAAATACTTGGCCAGGACTACCTTGTCGCTGTGGCCGAAGCAAAACGCGCTAAAACCGAAGGCGAAATTGATGACACTACCTTCGGAAAAGTTATGCGCTATCTTGACCGTCTTAAAAATGCGGTCTCTCCCTGGTCTCCTAACTCTCGTCCAGGAAAAAAATAAACCGGCTTGCGGGACATGGGACATATTATGTCGCATGTCCTGCAAACGGAGCGCGAAGCGCAAACAACGTCCAAACTCTCCAGGCTCTTAAAAAAGGGAATCTATGTCTTATCAACCAAACAACTCACGTCCAATCTCAACAATACAACCTCTTATCAAATCAACTTACTCACAAAAACAACGTGTCTCTATCTCATTCCCTGCCGATTCTCCTCATACTAAACAAGAGTTTAAGGACGAATGCGACATCAACATACTGATGTCTCGCTATCAATCAACCGGGCAACTGCCTATCATCAACGAACGTGCTCCTCAATACCTGGATGTCACCGGCATCGACTACCAAACTTTAATGGAGTTCGTGGCCGGTGCTAATACCCTCTTCAATGAACTGCCCTCACGTATTCGTGAGCGGTTCTCTAACGACCCTGCTCAATTCCTGGACTTCTGCTCCAACGAAAACAACCGGCCAGAAATGGCCGAAATGGGGCTTTTACGCCCCGACTATGTGGCTCCTTCCGAGCCTATAAACTCGTCTACAACGAGTGGTTCTGCTGAACCTGCAAGTAGCTCTTCTTGATGTCTACTTGCGGACTGACTTCATCAGTCCAAAAAACAATAGATCGTGCTACGAAAAAAATATTCGTGCCGTCTATTTAAAATCAAAAAAACGTGCTACCCTTAAAAGCGTAAAGCGAAAGCGAGCCGCCCAGCTCGCGCGTTTCGCCTTACACTTTTTCCCGCCGCGAGCGGCCTAACCTTTAATTCTACAGCCTGTGGATAAACCTGTGGATAAACCTGTGGATAACTCTGTAACTGCTTAAAATCTAAAGTCAAAATCGTATGGAGGGAAAACCAAATGAAAAGACAAAAAATGTCAAAAAGGCATAGCCAAAAAGTCTTTAAAAATGGTGCTGTATTA